GCATCCTTTTAAATCTCCTGCTGTATTTTTTGGGTACCGGGTTTTGCTTACCGAGGATCAGGGAGAAAAAATACAAGATTTACGGCTTCAAGTGGATGTGTATTTATTTTATGAAACATTTGCCGACACTGGAAAAGGAAGTAAAAAACAACAAAAAGCCTTAGATTTCTTAGACTTGCTTACTAAAATAAACGCATGTTTTCATGGCACATTTGGGAATTACTACAGTAATATGCGCCGTACTGGCTTTAATCCTGTTGAAACTGGTGGTGCGGGTATTTTATACGTACAGCGTTATGAATTATCGATGATTGACGACTCAGCTCAGGAAATTTACGAAAATTTGAAGTTTGAGGAAATGGACACAGAAGTTATTAAGGAGATCGTTCCGCCTGTTGGAAATCAAAGTAACCTATATGAAGATATTATAGTTTATCGATAAAGATAAGTTTCAATTGTTTTTGGTTTTAAAAAAAACTTTTCGGCAGTTGCTGCTGTACAATAAGCGATAGTATATTTCTTTACACCATATTCAATTTCATTACTTAACTTATTAAAATAAGCAAGTATTTCTTTTTTTTTACGGTTTTGTAGTTCTATATCTCTGGACATGTGACAAAAATATAAAACTTTTAGTCATAAAAAAAGCCCAGTTTTTAGCTGGGCTTTTTTGTTTTTATAATGCTTATTTCTTAATATTTACATAGACCTTAGCATCCATCTATTATATTGATCTTCATCAAATGATGCCCTTATTTTTTTACTTGGAACATCCAACCTTTTCTGTTTGCTATTTGTTAATAAAGCTTCTTTGTCGGCATCTGGTTTAAAATATTTGTTCCAAAATCCAAAAATTTGTAAATACTTTCCGGTTACACTACGAAAATTTAATTTTTTTGTTCCCGACATTTCTAAGGCTTTATTTTCACCATCAATTAAATAGGCAAACGAAACAGTTAAAAAGTTATTTTGCTCGCTTACATCCAAAGCATCGTATTGGACATTTGTTAACTCTTCCGGTACATATCTAACAGCAAATATATTTTGATCTTTTATCTCTTCAGATTTTAATAATCTCAATTTGATATTAGACAAAGAAGCTATTTCGTTACTGATATTTATAGCTTCAGTTTCAGAAGAAACGTTCTTTAAATTTGTTATATAAGCCAAATCCTGTGCCTGTAAAAAGGAACAAATAAAAAATGTAATTAGTAATAGTTTTTTCATAGTTTAGCCGACAAGTGGTTCTGAAAGTGATGGAGTTGTTTTTTCTTTAAATTCATTGCTATAAGGAACAAAGACACTTGAAGAAGTAATGGCACTATGATCTCCTACATTAATTTGTTTTTCGCTTTTATAAATCCAACCGCCAGGCACTCTAATAACAACAGTATTGATAATAGTACCAGCTAAGTTAACTTCTTTAATTACTTCAAATTCGTTTAATTTTAATTCATAAATACTTTTGCTCATTATCTTCTTTTTTATTGGTTGTTTAATTAAAAATTAATCTCGTTATTTCTCCATGTTCCGTAATATAACCTTTACCCGGAATGTCTTTTGCAACTCTTTTCTTGAACGTTTTTAACTGCCAGGGCGTAATGTTTTCAATGTCCATATAAACTGAATCGTAAAGACCTCTTATCTTACTTGGAATTCCGACAATTGTATCGGTTCTAATCTCTCTAAATGAATCATAATGCTGAATAGGCCGGAGTGCATTTGGCACAATATAAAAGAATATTGTTCTTATTTTATCGACTTCTAACTCTGTAAGCATTCTTTTATTTTATAATCCAAATGTATTAAAAATATCACACAACAGGTAAAAAAGCAAAATGAAAAGCACTAATGCAACAATAAAAAGTATTCTTTCCTTCATTTTATATTTTCTTTGATTTTCTAAAATAATTTTCCAATAGTTTGCTTCATGATGATTTCTAATTCTTTGGTGTTCAAAAACTATATCCCATTTCTGTTTTTCGTGGTATTCATCTTTCATATTTCAAAGGTATTAGGTTGTTTTTTGTAAATGTTACGGGAAACCGTAATCAATATCTTAAATCTGTCCAATGGATAATTTTGCCTATGAAATCTTCATTGAAATAAGTGCAGAAATCTTGAATTGTTTCAAAACCATCGTTATGCGCTAGCTTTAACATTCCTTCATAGTTTTCAAACTCATTAATTGTAAAATCTCTATTACCAAAAAAGAATAATTTTTCATCTATATATACTAAAAAGGTATTAGTGTGGTATTTTATTTCAAATTTTTGAGTACTAACCACCACCAGAACCGGAGCAAATCGAAACATATTTTTTTTGCGAACATTGATAAAGAAATCAATTTTGTTTCCTTTTTTCCAACGGTCTTTTGGGTCTTCCCGGATTGTGTGAATTTTTTTTGTTTCTACATACTTAATACCCCAATCCACTTTATTCATTATTGCTTCGTTTTTAAAGCGCAAATAGGATAGTTTATTAAAATGGCCATCGAAAAGACCTAACCAAATTTTCTCTACAAAATATGTTGGTTTACCGTTTATTTGTGTGCTAAATCCTAGTATCATAATTATTCAATTAAAATTAATTCTTCGAAGTGTGCTGTTCCGCAGAGAGGACTTTTGTGGTTGAAATACGCATACTTCCCTTCAATGCTTTCAATAATCCCTTCTTTTTCTTTGTGTCGGTGTTTTACTTTTTGTCCAGGAACAAATTTTTGAAGATTTGCTTTTCGTAATTCCTCATAAGTATCAAACATGTGACAACTACAGGAGTATAAACCTTTGAATTGTCCATCAATTATCATATCTAAATACCGTGGATAGCTTTCTTTTGCCATAATTTAATTTTTTAAGTAAATTCTAAATGTTCTGATTCTTTTACTATTATGGTTTTGAATGGGAATTTGTCTTCTGGTACCTGTTTGATCATTTGCATCAATATTGCTGAGCCTGTAAATAAAACATGTTTGGTACCCGATTTTTCTAAATGAAGCGTTAAGAGCTTCGTTCCTTGTTTTACTTTGGAATCTTCAATCTTATAGGCTAGTACTGATATTTCGGCATTTAATAATTTTTCTATTTTTATTTTATCGCCTGTAAAAGTTGATATTTCAGGCTTTATTTTAAAATCTTTGAAGTTATTCATTGGGTAATAGTTTCTTTAGTAAATTCTTTGAATTGGCGTGTATTGACCATCCTTTATAGGAGGCGATTGTTTCTCTTGATTTTTTTTTCTTTACAGCTCGTGCAAAGTTCTTTTTGATTGATTTTCTAAGTAAAGTGTGCGTGTGGTAAAATTTGTAGCCTACAAAATCAATTCCGCGATCTTCTACTGGGAAAACCTGATAATTGTCTTTTACCTGAAGTTTAAATACTGTTTAATCTCAAATAAAAGTTCGTGTAAATGAGGTTTGTTGTTTGATAAAATAACAATGTCGTCTGCATATCTGAAGTAATATTTTACGGCTTTGGTTTCTTTGATCCAGTGATCAAAATAAGTAAGGTAGAAGTTGGCAAAATATTGACTTAAATAGTTGCCTATTGGCAAACCGTCGGAACTGTCAATGATTTCATCAAGCAACCAAAGCAGGTCATTGTCCTTAAACTTTTTTCGTAGTAATGCTTTTAGTATATCGTGATCTACACTAGGATAGAACTTGACAACATCAAGCTTTAAACAATATTTTGTATTCTCCTGGTCCTGCAATGATTTTTTTAGATTATCGGCAGCGTTATGGATACCTTTACCTTTTATACTGCTGTAAGTATCATTTGTAAACCATTTTGAAAAGAGCGGTTCTAAGACACGCATTATTGCATGATGTGTAATTCGGTCAGGAAAGTAAGGAAGTTTGAAAACGAGCCTTTCTTTTGGCTCATATACTGTGAAAGTAGTGTATTTTGAAGTCCTGAATGTTTTAAGCTTCAAAATCTCGTGCAGCATTTGCAGGTTGTAATCTTTGTTTTTGTCAAACTGCATTACACCGTATTGCGTTTTTTTACCTTTTCTGGCATTCAGTTCTGAAGCTTCGAGGTTTTCGTATGAAATGATTTCACTATATAAATTACCTATTCTTTTCATAGCCTTGTTATTGTTGGCTCTTTTTCATCCCGATAGCTATCGGGATTACTAAAGAGCCGTTCAACTTGTGATTTTTTGCCATGTTGGCAAGGTCTGCAATGTCATTATAACAATTGGGCACTGACATTCGAATTCGTGTTCCAGTTATCGTAATCGTTGTACGAAAAACCGACCCCTGCGGGAGAACTGCCAGTAATACATTGCACAACCTGTTTTTATTATTTTTTCAATTCTCTTTGGTACACCATGAATTTCTCGTACAATTCAGGATAGTTTTCCGCAATCAATTTTGTGGTTTTCCTTGACTCAGAAACAAGGCGGGCACCGACAACCGAATCCGAGTACCAGCTAGCGCAATCGAAGTACGAAAAACCGACCCCCGCGGGAGAACCCATATTGAAAATAGGTTCAAATTTATCCTGGGAATAATCGGTATAATCCGGTTGAAATTCAGGGTTGTGATGATCTACTACTACAAAAAGTTTTGCGAGAGCTTTAACCGCTTCAATGTGTCTTTCAGGAACTCCTGTAATTGTGATTGCGTTTACGTCTAAGTTTTCTAATGCGAAGATTTCTTCTACTGTTTTAATATTGCTCATGTTTTTTAAATTAAGAGGTTCTTGATTGTTTGTATTGTTTTAAAAATTTATTGACTGCATCTAGCATGTTGGCTTTGGCTTCTGGACCATAAAAAACAAGGCGGGCACCGACAACCGAATCCGAGGACCAGCTAACGCAAACGCCGTACGAAAAACCGACCCCCGCGGGAGAACCCATTTTAAAGATTGGATAATACTTTGAGGTTCCGTCTGTAAAATCAGGTAGTTTTCCATCATTGTCATTGTAGGCTGCAACTATTAGTTTTTCAAAAGCTCCGGCTTTCTCATGCTCTTCAAAGTCTTCCCACTTATCGTCAAATTCTTCTTGTGTAGTGTTGTTTAAGGCGAAAATATCATCAACACTCTGGATGCGCTCTTTAATGTCTTTTGGTATTTCTTCTAATTTTATTTCTCCGGTTTTTGCATCAAAAGATGCAGCTCTAAATCCTTCAGGGATTGCAATTTTTAAAGTGTTACTCATTTTATGATTGTTTTAAAGTTATTCTGATTTATATCTTTCCTTGTCAATAAATATAGTGTTAGGACTAGGATGGCTGTAGCAGTTTGGGCAAAAATGACCTTTAGTTTCTACTAACCACTCTTCATCTGTAACCGCCTCATTAGCGTCATCTTCTTCAAAGAAAAATGCATCGTCTTCCGTCTCTCTAAATTGTTCTTTACAGTTGTCACAAATAATTCCTGTAAATGTTTGTTTTATAAATGCCATAGGTTTGGGTATTGATTAATATTCGTCGTTGTATCGTTTTTGATTTAGCCAGGTCACTAAATGTGCTTTTGCCTGACCTGTTTTTTGTAAAAACTCATCGTATTTTGAGAGTTTGTTAAAGCATTTTATTGTATCAACTAAATCAAGTTTTTTCCATGCTTTTTCGGCAGCTTCTTTTTTAACTTTTAAATTGTATTTTCCCCAAAAAGTTTCAAAAGAATAGTCTTCTAAAACTAGTTCTATTGTTACAAGTGCTTTGTATTTAGTCCATTCTTCCATTTCTTTTCTTGTACCTGGAAATTGTACGTTTTCAAGAAGCTTTAGAACTCTGACGCCTTTAATATTAAAGAAGCTATAAACAACACCGTCAGTTGCTCTATACTGAAACAACCATTCATCGGCCGTTTCTTTAAAGGTTACTTTGTAAGTGGTTAGCTGTTCCATTATGCTAATTGTTGGTTTAAGTTCGATTTAATCATTCTTAAAACATTCCGGTCATAATCATTCATTGGAAAGGTTTCAACAGCTTCAATAAACTTTTCTAAATAGTGCGCTTCGTAATATTCAAGCCCAAACGAAACTTTTTTAGGTTTTTTAGTAAATAAATCAACTTTTTGACGCCTGATTTCTAACTCCTTTTTTTCGAATTTCAAAATCACTTTTTCCAATACCGATCTGGCTACTTTTATTTCGCGGTTTTTCTCTGGAGCATACGGCGGTTTTGGAAAGTGATGCACCAAAGCGTTTATTTGCATTGGCGATAGTTTTAGATTTACTTTCATAATTCTGTTGATTTATAGTCTTCAAGTGGACAATTATCAGGTATATCTAACCTGAATGTACCAGGTGATTCAGAATAGCTTAATAAGAATGGCTTAACTTCTGTTTCAGATTCAGATTCGTACACACAGACAAAGGCAGTTGCGTGATTATCATTTGGAGATTTCATCTTTTTGCAATGCTCACAATCATTACATGTAGTTATTACTTTTGCAATTTTCATCATATTTAACATTCGGTTTTAGGTTCGCTTAATTCCTTTTCGCAATCGTTACAAACGATTACTATTGTTTCGCATCCACAAACGGCATTTAAAACTTTAGTTCTTGTATTGCTATGAGGGCAATCCATTACTTATATTTTTTAGTTACCATACTTTCAAAACAGGAAATCATTTTTGAAAGTTCCTTTTCGTCCATATCTTTTAAAGGCTTATTAATTGGGCTTTTATCGCTTTTTAAAAACTCGCTTAATCTGTCGAGGTCTGCAACTTCACCCCATTTTTCTGATGGTACTACCCATTGAAGGGTACGCAACTGCGATAGTATGGCTTTGTGCTGTTGGTTTTTGTTATCAAACAGACCCCAATTGCTTTTGCTGTGCGATCTACCGCCTTGTATAATGGTTTTTAGCTGTTTTTTTGGGCTGTTGTAATCATCGATTGCGGAGCCGGTTCCGGTGTAGGTGTATGGTGCTTTAGTTGCTGTCATAAGCCTTTAAAATTTGAAAGGTTAAGAAGTAAAAGCCCTGTATATAAATTCCGTTATCCTTATATAGCTTAGAAAAGTCAATTGTAAGTGCGGCACATCGTTTGTGCTTTTCGTTCAATTCTGTAGCTTTTTTAATGATGCTCTGTTTTAAATCCTCAACCCTGTCGGCATTTATTAAAGTACCTTCTAAAGTTGTCAGGAAATTGCTGAACTCCTCTTGTAATCTGTTTTTTGTTTGTGTCGAGTGACCGATATAAACAAAATAATGTGTTGCTTGCTTTGCCATATTATTGATTTTGGTAATAATTGTTAATATTCTTTTTTTTGTGTAATGTTGCTCCTGAGGCGGGATTCGAACCCGCAGACATTAAGTCGTCCACTTTTTAACTCAGGAAACCGAATTAACTAACCTTATTTTATTTGCTTTTGTAAGTTGCTCGGGTATGCTTTTTAAAGCGAGTGTTTTTGATAACTATCTTTTCATATCTGGCAAATGCTCTTAATTCATCACTGCTCAAATCATGTTTACATGTCCAGTTATCAAATTGGTCTTTATAAACTAAATGACCATTAACCGTGTATTCTTCGTGATCTTTTACTGGTACTATTTCTACGCTCATTTTGTCTTTGTTTATAGATTGATTTGATTCTGAAACACAGCCACTCAATGTAAGTGGATATGTCCTTTTTATTGAAGATTATTAGCAGTATCGCTAATAACACTATCGTTGTGTTTTTCATCTTTATTAAATTCAAATTTGTACCCTGCTGAAAAATCTACTGAGCTTGCCGAAAGCGGAATTGGCGTTTTTGTGCCATCTTCTCCAACTAAAGCAGCTTCGATATACCAAACTGAGCGAACAGGTTTATAAGCCTCAGCAATAATTTTTACACCGTCTGTAAATTCCTCGTTGTTAAAATCTTTTGTTAGTTTTTGAAGTTCCAAAACTCTGGAACCTTTTAAATTTCCTTTGGCATCTTTTTTCAGGAGGTTAAAAACAATCGTAACTAAAGCAGATGTTTCAGCATCTTTTGCCAATGATGTAATGAACTTTTCAACTTTAGCAATCCCGGCACTTACTGTGTCGTCCCAACCGTCAGTAACTCGGTATCCAATTGTTATTTCGGCACCATCACATGAAAAAGTATGTGATTGTTGTTTTTCTTTGATTCCGTAAACATCTGCCTTAAGTTTTAAGATGTCTTCAAAATATTTAAACGCTGCTGTTTTAGCGTTCGAAATTTGTTCTGATGCAGCACAAAGGGTAAATATTACTTTTGGTACTGTTTGCTCTACAAGTTCTTTGTATGCCTTACGGTCATTGTCTTTTTTTGATTCTACTTTAGCTAATGCTGCTTTTAATTGATCCGCGGTAAAGTCTTTTAATAAATCGACTGTTTTTTCTGCTTCTGTTATTGTTTCTGTATTCATCATGTTATTATTTGTGGATTATTTACTTCGATTTCTTTCGGTTGTATTATTGAATATTGAATGTTATATCTAAACTTGTCCCTTAGTTCAATTAAAAATTCATCTTGCGAATCATAATCATGAGGTACTATTACCGTCTTTTTTTTTTGCGCAATACTCAAATCGCTTTTTGATTTTTTGATGCAATTTGTATCGACGGTTTTGCTCTGGGGTTCGTTTTTTACACATAAGGGATAGGTTTTTCAGGATGCCATTTTTTCGAAATTATTTGGGAAACAACAAACTCTATTTTATTTTCAAGCAGTTCGTTTTGTTTATAATCTAATCCCGCCATTATAGCCGCCCTTTCTTGATTAATAACTATTCGTTGTCCAACGGTGAAATAATTAGACTTTCCTTTTTCCTGACTTTCGCTATCAAATTGCAAAACCAGTCCTAGTGCCATTAACCTTTGAGGTGGGTTGTAAATTTTCATACATTGTAAAAATTATATTCTCGTAAATCGAAGGTGTCACGCTCTATGGTTCTAGGTGTGCTTTGCTCTCGAAGCTTGCGCAAATCAGATTCAATTATTGTTCTATTTTCATGGTTTGGATTATCACGCAACCATTGTTCTAATTCGGCTATTTTGTTGAATATTTGCTGTGCTGTCATAGTGGATTAGTTTTGGGTTAGTGCATTAAAAACTCTGATTCCGTTACTGTTTGGCTTTTTAATCTGGTTTAATAAAGCCATTGGACGGATATTAAACAGGTGCAATGCGCAATCTCTGTAGCATTTTTCCATATCCTTCGCAGTAACATTTTCGGTATAGCGATCTGTACGTTTATGAAATTCAATCTCGCATTTTTGCAATTCCAGAATAAACCATCTGTTAATTGCTGCACTGGCTAAAATTTGTTGAAACTCAATCATAGTAATACTTACGCTCTCACACCAATTTTGGTAGAATTTCCAGATTAATGATTCGTGTTGCTCTGGGGTAATGTTTAATTTTTGGATTGTTGTTTTCATTTTTTTGCTGTTTTGTTTATACTATTTCTTTCCAGTATTTTGCTGCTCTCTCCGGATAAATGGCAAAATCTTCACCACCGCCGTTTAACCTTCCGTCAGGGAATAACTTAAATCCCTCTACCCATAATTTCAAATCAACGTCATATCTTATATCGTCTGCAAGTGCTCCTTTGGGCTCTTTTCCCTTTGCCTGTGAAATCCAGATTATACCTTTACCTTTCTTTAACATCAGTTCCTTTAATTGGTAATACTGTGTTTTGTTTATCCTGGTATATTGAACGGAATCGACAAAAACAAAGTCGGGTGATTTAGGTTTACTCATCCTGATAAGCAATTCGTCAAATGGTTCTCGATCAAGTAGAATAAAAGAGTTGCCGCAAGTGTCCATGTGATTCCTAACTAGAGCAGTTTGAATTGTTGCAGACAAACCTTGCTCTAATGAGTTGTAAGCAACTTTGCCAAAGTTGGTCAGGTACTTAGCGAATTTTATTGCAGCTTCTGTTTTACCCTGACCAGAACCACCGAAAATGATTGCTGAAAAAGCTTTATCCGGTGTGCCTAATGTTTTTTTCCAGTCGCCAGTAAACTCTAAAGGGTTGAATTTTTTTGAAAGAACGTTTGATACTGAATAAGCTCTATTGATTTTCTTTGACATAATTGTTCTTAATTCTGTATATAGTGCAAGGATTTACATTATATGTTTTCGCTATTTTTATAACAGGATGTTTATTTTTAAGCAACTCGATAATATCATCTATATCATCCGGTTTTATCTTTTGCTTAAATTGTCCTACACCGTTAGAAGCTCCTTCCCGCCATTCTAAATTTGAATAGTGATTGTCGCCTAAGTCATTGATTTTACTTGCCCGTTGTCCAATATGTTCTCTTGGTTTGTTCCAAGCTTCGCAAACTAATTTTGCGACAGAATGAGCTACGCCATTAAAATTTACTTTTAGTGTTGGATTCTTACGATTTTTATCGTTTTCAAAGGCTCGAAGTAAAACGCCATCTTTATATATTTCAGAACCGTTTTCATTTATGCGGAGACCTTTAATTATTGGGTGGTTTCTGAATTCCATTACGAGGCTCTTTTATTTGAAAAAATCAATCTTCGAACACGTCTTACATCACCGTCACAGTCTTTTGAAATGGTTCTGATAATTGCAGTGTCTTCAATACCATTTGCGGTGCATATTTTTTCAACATCGTTATAACTTGTGTTTTCAAGTTCAATAAATCGAAGACCTACACGACTGTAAATTTCTCTGTAACCTTTCTTTTCCATTGCAACGCCTCTTCTGATTCTTTTTTCCAGAAAATGCGTAGCCATAAGAACGATACCGCAGTGATTTTCAAGAGCATTATATAATGTGATAAAAAACAAAAGAACATTATCAGCTAGTTTATCAGCTTCATCTAAAATAATAACCGGTGATTCTAATGATTTTAAATGCAAGACAGCTTTATTCATCATTTCAGGTAAAGTTAAACCTGAGTGATCTTTCCCCATTTTTGCCAACAACTCACGAAGGAACCAACGTTTGTCCCAATATTCATTACAAGACAATATGAAGGCGTTTTTATTCTCTAACTCGTATTTTTTTGCTGTCTCTGACTTTCCGGAACCTGCTTTTCCTGTAATAGCCATTACTAAAGCAAATTGTTGACTTTCAGAAAAGAACTTTAATAAATCTATAGAGTTGCGTGTTTCTGCATAATTCCATCCATTTGCAGTAGCTCCAACATATTTGGCAACTTTTCGCCACATTTCATCAGCGATAAAGTCCCAATTATGATTTTTCATTTGTGATAATGTAGCGGGTGAAACTCCCGGCATATCGGCAGCAACTTTATTTGCAGAACCTTTTTGTACAATAAATTTTTCTAACGCTTCTACGGTTTGGATTTTGTCTTGGTGTGTCATTTTTATAGGTTTAATAAGGGTTTAAACAATATTTAAAAGGTTTTTAAAAGCGGGAATAAAAGCCGTTTGAATCAGTTACCATTTGCTGTTCTTTTGGTAAATGGCCTTGAAACTTAACCATCAATTCCTGTTCTTCAATTAGGCTTTCTCTGTCGATACCTGTACGCTGAATTAATCTTTCGTAGGCTTCCTGATCTCGTTTCAACTCCTGGTCTCGAACTGAAACATCTTGCAGTAATAAAGCTTTTGAATTATCTTTCATTAGTACCGGTATTGATTCATGCATTCGTTTAGATTGCGCATAAGCCACAAATCTTTTTTCTCCTGATGGTGTCAATTCATACAATCCGACAAACTCATCCAAGCGCTCAGGGTCATATCGAACAATCAAACTTTCACCCACATATTTTTGTCTAAAATTCAAATCAACATTGTTTGTTTCGTCATAAACTTCGTAGAGATAGTCTTTACCTTCAACAGTAAGAGGCATACCGTGAGCGTAGTATTTTTTAACCTTTGTTTCGTCAATCCAAAACATTGAAAGCTGATCCATTATGTTGATTTCTTCACGGTGTTCAGTTTCTTGGTTATACATTTCAATTCGGCT